TCCTTGGAACAAGCTCTGATCGACATTGCAGCGTTCACTGATGAACGCGGCTTGAAGATCTCTATCCAGGGCTTGAAGCTTATCATCCCTAAAGAGTTGCAGTTTACGGCTGATCGTATTCTGAAGTCCACCCTCCGTGTTGGCACTGCAGATAACGACATCAACGCAATCCGCAATATGGGCATGGTGCCTCAAGGCTACACAGTCAACCACTACTTGACTGACCCTGACGCTTACTTCATTCGTACCGACGCGCCTAACGGCATGAAGATGTTTGAACGTGTCAGCATGAAAACCGGCTTTGAAGGCGACTTCGATACCGGCAACGTGCGCTACAAAGCCCGTGAACGCTACAGCTTCGGCTTTAGTGATCCACGCGGTATCTTCGGTTCTCCCGGAGCTGCGTAAAAAAGGGGGCTTCGGCCCCCTTTTTATTTTTTCGATTTAGGTGTATATTTAAAACATTCCGGGGTCCCCGGTGTTTCTGACAGTCCCGGCTGACGACATGCAGACAGAAACGCCAACAACTCGCATGTGAGGCATTCAAATGGCTACTACTACCTTTTCCGGTCCCGTCGTATCTCTCAACGGCTTTATCGCCGGTGCAGGTGCAACAATCACCAAAATTCTTTCTAATTCAGCAACGCTGGACTTCACTTCCATTGGCATTGCTGGCCAAGGCAGCTTGACGATTGCTGTTCCTGGCGCTACCGTGGGTAACGCGGTGGCCTTGGCTTTGCCTGCTGCTCCTGCTGCAGGTCTGACTTTCAATGCATTTGTGTCAGCCACTGATGTGGTCACTATTCGCGCCAGCAATACGTCTGGTGCCGCAGTGGACGCAGGTGCAGCTACATACGGTGTTATCGTATTTGGCGTCTAACAGGGGACTGTCATGAGCGCGAGCAATATCTCAACCGTCTTTAAGGCGGCGACAGGACAGGCCATAAATGGTCGCAATCGCGTGTGTGGGGTCTACTTCACGCACGGCGCGGGCGGTCCATCTAACCTCCAGTTCTACGATGGCGATGCGGACACTGATCCGTTGTTGATGACTTTGTCTTCAACGTCCGTTGCTGACTCACAAAACTTTGTGATTCCTGACCAGGGCATCCTGTTCAAGGACGGCTTGTTTCTCAAGCTTGGGGCAACCATCACCAGTGTCACGATCCTCTTTGAGGGCGGGGCAGCAGCTTAAAGAGGAATGCATTGGTCTATGGAAATGCTTATATGGAACATCGTCCTAACGGGACTGGTGGGTGTCATGGGATTTATCGTCAAAGATAAGTTTGCTGAGATAAACCGTCTAAGCATTCTCCTTAACAAAACGAGAGAGGAGGTAGCGCGTGATCATGTTACTCGTGCAGAAGTTCGGGCAGATATGGCGAAGATTGTCGAACACGTCGACAACCGTTTTGACCGACTCGAACAAAGACTTGACCTCCTTACAGGCCGACAAACCTTTGGATCCTAAGGACGAAAAATGGCAACAAAACCAGGTCTCTACTCCAATCTCTGGGCCAAGCGCAGAAGAATCGAGCAAGGCTCCGGAGAAAGAATGCGTGAGCCCGGCCAAAAAGGCGCGCCCACGGAAAAAGCGTTCATAGAGTCTGCAAAGACAGCTAAACAACCTAAGGAGGATTCCATGAAAACAGTGGAAAAGAAGGCGTCTGGTGGCATGATGGACATGGAAGGACGCGCAATGAAGAAGAAAATGCCCGACACTAAGGGGCGTGCGATGAAAAAGGCGGCGATTACGGGCCCAGGCAGCGTAATGGCTATTGGTATGAAAAAAGGCGGCAAGGCCGCTAAAAAGGGGTAATGATCATGGCTGGTAAAGGTATGGGTTGCGCCACCAAAGGCGGCGGATGTATTGAGGGCGGCTCAAAAAACAAAATGATGTCTGAGCCGAGTAAAAAGACGGGTCCTGCAATGATGAAAAAAGGCGGGGCAGTCAATGCGCACAAGATGATGGCCATGAAGGGCGTCACCAAAATGCGTAAAGGCGGGGCGTGCTGATAAATGGCTACCTCAGGAACGACCGACTTTAACCTCTCGATTGATGACTTAATCGAAGAGGCGTTTGAACGCTGCGGTATGCGGATGACCAATGGTTATCAGCTTACTTCTGCGCGTCGGTCGCTCAATATTTTGTTCTTGGATTGGGCCAACCGTGGCCTAAACCTTTGGACGATCGAGCAGGCTATATACCAGCTCACGCCGGGAACGAACGAGATTTCACTGACCCCAGACACTGTCAACGTGTTGTCGGCGGTGATCCGTGACTACTCGCAGTCTCCATCTACCGACATCACGATTGATCGAATCAGTCGTGAAGAGTACTTGAATGTGCCTGATAAGACAACACAGGCCCGTCCTGCGCAGTATTACGTGCAGCGCACAAACGTTCCAAAGGTTTTCTTTTATCCGGCTGCTAACCAGAACTATGGGTTTGTGTATTACCGTATTCGTCGCATCCAAGATGCCGGAGCGTACACAAACACTGCCGATGTGAATTTCCGGTTTCTCCCATGCTTAGCGTCTGGTTTGGCCTATCAGTTGTCTCTGAAGTACGCTCCTGAGCGTACTCAAGGCCTGAAAGCCTTCTACGAAGAGGATTTCTCTCGCGCCGCCATGGAGGACCGAGACACAGCAAGCGTATCGTTCGTACCCCAACTGGATTACTAACATGGCGTTTGCAACCGGTAAATTCTCGTTTGGACTATGCGATTACTGCGGTCAGCGGTATCCGTATAACGTCCTGCGAAAGAATTGGCGCGGTTTTAAGGTGTGTCCTGATGACTACGAACCAAAAGAGCCCCAGCTTGACCCACTGAAGTATAACGGCGATGCCATTGCACTACAGGGGCCACGTCCGGACCGTGTAGAGCCTTTATCTGTGTATTTAGGGGCTCCTGGAGACTCCTTTTTTCAGAGCATCGGTGGTTCAAACACGACAAATGGCTCTATCATTAGCCTAACGAATATGCAGCCTGAAACGCCAACTGTGGCCCTTGTAGGCCGCATTGGACAGGGCAACTTGACGGTGGTCATCACATGAACTACAACGAACTTGTAACCAATATCCGGAACTACACCGAGGTCGGGTCGAACGTGTTCACTGACTCGGTGATCAACACGTTCATCACGATGGCGGAAAACCGCATTTTGCGTGATATTGACTTGGATGTTTTTAAGCTTGAAGTGACAGGCAACATGACGATAAATAATCGTTTTTTGACTGCTCCTTCAGACATGCTTACTCACCGGTACATGTTGATTACCAACCCAACCACTGGGGATCAGTACTTTTTGGACTTCAGGGACACTTCGTTCATGAAAGAGTATTGGTCTGACCAGACTGAAATTGGGATTCCCAAGTACTATTCAGTGTGGGACCAAGACAGCTTTTACGTTGCTCCCACCCCAAATGCCAACTATGTGGTTGAGCTTGGTTACATTCGCCGTCCGCCGCAGATTTCTCCTGCTACTCCAAACACTTGGATTAGCACAAATGCCCCTGAGGCATTGCTGTATGCGTGCCTGATTCAGGCCTACAGCTACACAAAAGGGCCTGACAACATGATGGGCTACTTTGAGAACAGCTATAAACAGGCAATTCAAGGCCTCGGCGTTGAACAGCAAGGCCGTCGTCGTCGCGATGAATACCGTGACGGTATGGCCCGCTTGCCGATCAAATCACCTAGCCCAGGACCTTAATAAATGGACATCCAGTTCTCTACCGCTCTCAATAACGTCACGGTGCGAACCACGAACAACCGTGGGCGTACCCCTGAAGAACTGGCCGAAGAGGCCATGGAGAAGGTTTTGTACGTCGGAGAGAACGTCCATCCCGTTATCCGGGACCAGGCGCAGGCATACAAGGAACAAATCCGCGTCCTTTTTGTGCATTACATGCGGCAAGCTATCATTTCTGATAGGACAACTTTGTCAGCTAAGTTAAAATCATACGGGCATGCGGACCTGGTAAAACTCTTGGAGAATTAAAAATGGCAATTTCACAAGCAATTTGCTCAACCTTCAAACAGCAGCTCTTCCAGGGCGTGCACAACTTTAATGTTGTTGGTGGAG